GTAACTTGAGAATGATGAATATGATAAACTAAATTTTTGTTATTATCTTTATGTATTATACACCCACTAGAACATTGTATTAACGAGTTAGGACTAACTTGTATTTCTTCTATTTTTTCAAAAATTTTGTTATTTATTAAAAAATTATGTAAAATAATATCACTGTCATACTCTTGAAATACTTTTAATAAAATTTCAATTCTTTGAAAATGCATGAAGTCATCTGCATCAATAAAAGTAATATAATCCATATTAGTTAATCTTGAAATAGCAATATTTCGGTTTTGTGCTGCATTTTTTTTTTCGGAAGTAATAACTATTTCTAACGGAAAATTATATTCTTTAAAATGTGTAAAATCATCTGTTGAAGAACAACTTACTACAACTTTATCTGGAACTCGCGTTTGTTTTTCAATAGAATCTAATAATTCAAATAATTTATTTATGTGATTTTTATAACATGGTATAGCAACTCCAATTTTCATATATTATTTACATAAAATATATTATTTAAATAATAATTCAATTTATTATATTATAGTTGAATAGTAGTAGTCATTATTAAAAATTATTTCAGATTTAATAGATCTACTCATTTTAGCGGGACAAACACATTCAGCTTCTGCTGCCTTTGCTATTGTATTCCAGGTGTTTAATACTTCTTTTGTTTTTATATCTATTTTATAAACTTTTTTGCCGGTTGATGATATAAATTTGGGTTTGTATTCTGTTTGTTTTAATGATATACCATAATAACCCTCATTATTCCCTTCATCTGTCCAAACTGTTGCTTTAAGTGCATATGGTGATGAATTTAAGTATTCTTTAATTTCTTTCATATCATTATCTGATATTTCTTTATCAACTGAAATTTTCCATTTTTTATATTCTCTCAGTAATACAGAGTTAAGAATTTTTCCGCAATCTGAAAATTGACATACTTGAAATATAAATGTTTCAACTGGTGAATATATTTGTGATTTTTTATATTCAATAGACTTTAATTTTATACCTAGATATCCATGACTTCCTTGAATACGTTTTGGTTTGAATCTTGTATCCATATAATTTTTTAATGCATGAAAAACTTCTTTCGTAGGTTTAACTTGACTCCATAAACGATAACGACCTTCAATGTTTACAGATAAATCTTCTACATCTGGTCTTACAATACAACTAGTATTTACAAATTCATTGAATTTTTTATGTAACTCGTCTTCCGGTAATAACACATTTTGAAAAACTGATTGATTTTCATTTACAACTGATTCAATAGTTTTTTGATTACTTTCTAATTTTTCTTTAAAATAATTAATTTCAATCATATTTTTTTCTAATAGAACAATACTAGATTGTAATTGTTCTTTTAAATTTTTATTTTCATTTTGTAATTCATAATTTTCTTTCATTACTCTATTAAAATTATCTATACTATATATTTTGGAATGAATAATATCTTTTATATGTTTGTTTAATTTTTCAATAGTAAAATTAGTTGAATCATAAGCTATAATTTCTGTTTTGTTTTTTCCATTTACTTCTATTATACGAATTTGTCTTTTAATTTTTGGATATGTTTTTATCAAATTTTCTATTTCTACTTTATTTTGAACACGAAATGCATTTACTAAAATAAAATTTGTATATTTTTTTCTATGGTCTAATATTCTTGTTGCCAAATCATTTGTATGTCCAAATTTTATTAATTTCTCTCCTAATTCATTTGTGTTATCAATAGTGCCAAAGTAAATGCATTCTGTATTTAATGGAAATTGAACTATAATAGTTTCTTCTACTGCCTTTTGTTTTTCTTTTTTTGTAGTTTGTAATAATATTTGTTTTTCTTGTTCTGTTGATTGTTTTATTTCTAAAATAATATTATCTTTTTGCTCCAATTGAAGTTTTAATTCATTTGTTTCTTCTTCTACAATTTCATGTAATGTTTCTTCAAGTTTCATATAATATTCATGAATTTCTGATGCCTTTTTTGTTTGTGCTTTTAAACATAATGATTTAAAACATTTAATTGTTAATAATATTGTTTGCTTATTTTGTCCTCCATTTTGTTTATCAGGTATTTCTAAAACCGCTTTGCCAAATTGTAAAGCGGTTTTATAATCTATATCTAAATTAAAATTTTTTTCTAAAACTCTAATAGCACTTACTTTTTGAGTAAATCCTAACCATTTCCAAATATCATCTAAATCAACTATAAAATCAATATTTTTATCATAATTTAAATAGCAATAAAAGCTACTAATAAATAATTGTTGTTCAAAACCAGTAAATTTTTCTTTAATTTTATTCAAAAATTTATTATTATATGTATTAGAAAGCTTTGTAATAGGGTTCTTTTCAATAAGTTCAACTATATTTAACTCTTGCATCTTATTATACTATTTATTATAAGATACTCTTTAAATAGTTATATGCGCTTTCATAATTAAAAGCGGTTTTTATAAAATCAACTTTCTTATCCTAAAGCAAAGCACTTTTTTCTACCACTTATTTGCCTTTTTGACACTGATTTTTGGTCCAGCGCCGCGTTTTTTCTGTTTATTTGGGTCAAATTGTTCTTCTTCATCTTCATCCTTAAGACTTTTTGATAATTCCCAGAATTCCTTAGATCCTAATCTGAAGTCACCATGATTTTCTGCCTTGTACCAGAACACCTGATCATGTAATTTGTTGGATTTTGAGTTATTATTTATTACCAAGCACTCATAATTTTCGGTACATTGGTCCATCACCTGACAAAAGCTCTCAAATGTTGGGAACATGCCGGCATAGTTTTCATAGATTCGTTTTCTATTTGCAATATAATTCTCTCTTAAAATAAAAACGTAATCTATATTGGTGCGGAGAGTTGGTGGTATTCCAAGCGGATATTGCATTGTAATTACCAACATTATCTTCCAATGTCTCCCATTCATGAACAAAAGTCGCATCATCTTATCACGCGCCCATGTGTTATCATACAAACAATCATCTAATATAACAAATGCACGTGGATCAATATTGCTCCGTTTATATGTTTCCATTTCTTTTTTAATTTGCTTCAACACAGTTCGCTGACGCTTCAAAATATTTTCAATAATAGCAGTATTATATTCATTATGTATGAAAAGTTTTGGTACCATTTTTCCGTAAAAACCATTACCTTCTTCTGTACCTGATATAACAGTACCAATAGGAATATCTTGTTGATAATAAAGTAGATCGCGCACCAAGAAAGACTTACCTGTATCACGCTTACCAATTAATACAACAACAGGACCTTTATTTTCATTGGGTTTAAAGCTAATATTCTTCATATCAAACTTTTTAAGTTCCAAGGTCATATTATAAGGTGTAGAAATTATAATTTATTTCTTTTTACGCAAATACATAAAAAGATAAAAAACAAATAACCTAAATATATATTTCAAATGAATAATAAGTTAAAAACCATAATAATTTATATATTATTTAGCTAAAAGAATGATAAATGTCAATTATCAAAAAAGAAAGAATAATGAACTTTTTAAAAGTTTAGAAGATCCTAATTTACTTTTTATAAAAAATACACAAAATTATATTCCTATTTATAATAGATTTTTTTCATTAAATGATACTAACTATAATGGAATTAACTTTAACAATAAATTTTATATTTCAAATATAAATAAAAAATTAGATGATAATTTACATCTTTACAATTGTAGAGTTAATAATATTACAAACAATAATGTCAAGGATCGTGATATGTTTTTTAAACTAGCTCCATTATTGGATCCATACAAATATTTAGTCGGAAAATATAACATAAATGATGAACGTCTATTTACATTACCCAAACTAGACTCATCAGAAAAAGATTGCAATATAAAATTTATTGACCAAAATAATTCAGCTTATGTTGATGGTCTTTTTTTATACTTAACTAGTCAGTTAACACATACTAAATATTTTCCTCATGGAGTTGATTATTATGGATCATTTTTAGGAATTAAACATAATTTTAAATTAAATGTATATGATGATATTGATTATTTAAAAAATTCAGAATTTTTCAACAAGAATAAAAATATTTTATTTAAAATAGATGAATTTGAACATTTATTTCCTAATAAAGAAGAAAAACTGAAACCAATTCAAATTAATCATAATATTAGTGCTAAATCACAACTATCTGTACAGAGTATAGATAATCATTTTTTTGAAGATGTATTTGAAGATAAATTAGTAAACTTGAATGACTTAAAAAATATGTCCATAGATTTAGTAGAAGTAACAAATTCTCAAATTTTAGAACATAAAGAGTTAAATAACGGTCATGTTACATTAAAATCTACTTCTACATGTTCTTCTAGATCATCTCATACTGATAATGAAGATAGCAATAATTCTAGTGAAGAAGAAAAAGAAGAAAAAGACAAAGATGATGACGAAGATGACGAAGATGACGATGAAGATGACGACGATGACGACGATGAAGATGACGATGAAGATGACGACGATGACGAAGAAGAAATTATAAATGCGACAATACCTAAATTTCCAATTCAAGTAATTTGTATGGAATATTGTGAAAATACATTTGATGAGTTAATTTTAAATAATGATTTATCACATGAAGAGTGGTATTCAGCATTAATGCAAATAATTATGATTTTGATTACATATCAAAAAGCATTCAATTTTACACATAATGATTTACATACAAACAATGTTATGTATAATACAACAGATATAAAATTTATTTACTATTGTTATAAGAAAAAATACTATAAAGTTCCAACATATGGACGTATTTTTAAAATAATTGATTTCGGAAGAAGTATTTATAAATTTGACGGTAAATTATTTTGCAGTGATAGTTTTCAAGCAGGTGGTGATGCAGCTACTCAGTATAATACAGAACCATATTTAAATGAAAAAAAACCACGTTTAGAACCAAATTATAGTTTTGACTTGTGTCGTTTAGCTTGTTCTATATTTGATTACATTATAGAAGATTTTGAAGAAGTGAATGATTTAAGTAAATGTAAAGACCCTATTAAGCGATTAATTGTAGAATGGTGTTTAGATGATAAAGGAATTAATATGTTGTATAAAAATAATGGTACAGATAGATATCCAGATTTCAAGTTATATAAAATGATTGCAAGATGTGTCCATAATCACACACCACAAGCACAATTAGAGCGTCAAGAATTTAAAAAATTCTTGCATAATGGCACTATAAAGGGTGAATGTATAAATATTGATGAAATTCCTGTATGTGTATAAAATATATACACATCATTTATTAAAGAATATGTTTAATTTTCTTGCTATATTTTATTTATATTATATAGGATGAATTCATTTGGTTTTATTATCACCAGGCACGTCAACTCAGAAAAAACAAATAGATATTGGAATCATTCAGTAAAACTTTTAATAACATATTATCCTCATAAAAAAATTATTATTATTGATGATAATAGTAATCAAGAGTTTGTAAAGAATGACTTTGACTATAAAAATATTGAAATAGTGCAATCAGAATTTCCAGGTCGTGGTGAACTATTACCTTATTATTATCTTATTAAAAATAATTATTTTGATAATGCAGTTATTATACATGATAGTGTATTTTTTCATAAGCGAATTAATTTTGAGTTATTAAAAAATATTCAAGTAATTCCATTATGGTTCTTTTATTCTGATAAAGAAAATATAGAAAATACAATAAGAATATGTAGTGTACTTAAAAATAGTTATCAGTTAATTCAAAATTTAAATAATGATACATTAAATATGATGCCAAAACAAAATTGGTA